GCGTTGTTCACCGTGGCACCATCATAGCCCGTGCCGCTGGCGGCGCTGTGCGTGCCGGTATCGCTGTCCTGCACCTCGCCTGCGGTGCCGTTTACGGACGGCGTGATGGCCAGCAACCCGGTCCAGGTAGCGGCGGCCACATATCCCCCAATCTGCCCCTCTTCCAGCGTCTCGACGCGGTCGGGGAGGGCTTCGGCTTCAATCGCCAGCAGTCGCGCCTCTTTGTCCTCCAGATAGCTGGCGAACTCATCCGGGGGCGGCTGGTGGCTGGGGCTGATCGGGTTGCCCTGAAGGATGGTGCGGATTGGAGCAAGGGCCATGTCGTGCCTCTCAGAACGGGGTCAAATTGTAGGATGCGGTGGGGGTGCCGAGGTTGCCCTCGCTGTTCAGACCGACCACCCAGAAGAATGCGGCGCCGGTCGGGCTGGCGGCATTAACGATAAAGTCGGCAAAGGGACTGATTGCGACGGTGCCGCCAATCTGCGTGGCGGTGCCAAAGTCGTCGGTCTCGCTGCGATAGACCCGCAGCGCCGTTGTGCGGGCACCTGCTGTGCCGGAAAAGGTCACGCCGGTCATATCGGCGGCGGCGTCCTCGATCACCGGCACCGCCGCCGATCCGCCCGAGGCGGTGACGCTGATAGGTGTCTCCGGGATCCAGTCGCCCTGCCGCGTGGTGCTCACATTGCGCGCCTGCGCGCTGTAGCTGGTGCCGACCGGCAGGCCCGAGAAAATCAGGTTGTCCGGCTGGCCCGCCATCGCCGTGGTATTGCGCAGGATCACCCTGCCCTCGCCATCCACGATCCGCGCCTCTTGGGTGTAGATATCGTCCTGTTCGGACCATGAGACCTTTACCTGCCCTTCGACCTCGCTGACCGCGACCACGCCGGTGATGTCCGGAACACCAAACGTGCCGCTTTCATCCGGCGGAATCGTTGGGCGGTCGGGCTCTTCTGTCGCGGCATCGAACGCAAAGTCGTCTTCGGTGACGGAGACAGCGCTCAGTTGAAAGGTGTTGATATCCACACGTGCCAGCTCGCCGATCTCAAAGACGTGGTCGAGCCCGAGGACTGAATGCTGCAGCCGGAAGAAGCGCTTGCCGATCAGCTCATAACCCATCAGGCCGATGGTGGCTTGGATCTGGAACTGCGCCCTCTTGACCCGCCCGAGGCGCTTGGCGATGCGGATGGCCTGATTGTGCGAGTCGATCGCATAAAGCTGCGGCGTGTCGCGCACGACGCGCTCCGCATCGGTCAGCACATAGGCCCCCGACGAAAACTCGCGCCAGTGGTTTTCCGGCTCAACATATTCCGGCACGATCTCCGTGGGGGCGCTGCTGCCGGTCTGCCCCTGCACTTCATTGATCGACCAGAAATCGTCATCGATCAGGGTCACATCGGGCTCGACGTAGCGCCCGACATAGAACCCAACCTTGCCATCGGGGCGCTCATACAAGAAAGCATCGCAGGCCGCGCAGAGCTGGGCCCGCTGCGTCTCAAAATCCTGATCGTCGCTGATCACCGTGTTGATGGTCCAGCGCTTCTGCGTCGTCACGCCATCGGCCAGCGTCACCGGTTCGTCGGAAACATCAGCCTCGATGGTGACATCGTCCCAATCGACCTGCTGCCCCAGCCGTTCGGTGAGCCACCACGCGAGGACCAGCGCCGCGTTATTGGTGTATCCGGTGCTGTCGGTGCGCGGATCATAGATCTGATCCAGCCCTTCGATGACGGGGGTATAGGCCCACGGGATCTGCCCAGGGTAATACTTCGTCGTGTTCGCAGGGTTCTTCGCTTTCTTGGCTCGCACCACGGCGCCAGCCAGCCCCTTGAAATCGTGCGCTGCGGTGATGATGCCCGGGAAGTTGGCCATCAGTTCACCGTTGGCGGTCTGTCCCGGCTGGCCATCAAAGAACTGGATCCGCCCCTTGCTGCCCACATCAGGCACCACGATCTCATCCAATTCATTGAGCTCTGCCGGGCGCTCATCGATGTAGTGCTGGTAAATGCCATGCACGGAATGCGCCGCGACAATAGGCACGTAATAGCGATAGCTGCCCTGCGCGCGGGTGAACCCGAGCGGCCCACCCTTCCGGACCCGGCCCAGGGCGAATTCGGCATAGGTCACCGGCTGCGCGAAGTTCCGCATCTGCGCCGCCGGTTTCGGGATCTGCGGGCCGGGCTGCAGCGCCGCCGCGATCAGCGACAGGCCGATGGAGAGCCCCGCCTTGATCAGCAGGCCGCCGATGGCAGAGGAGGCCAGCGAATAGCCCCCAATGGCAGCGCTGGCAGTGGCCGCTGTCGCGGTCAGCGTAGCCGCGCCCGACAGTGCCGCGCCGACGCCGTAGATGAAAGCGCCCACCGCTGGCATGGCTGCAGCAGGCTCGGGCCAGACCAGCGCCGTGGTGGTCAGCAGAGCCGCGAGGCCAAGCCTATGCCTCATAGCCCACCCCCCAAATTGCCAGAGGATGCGCGAGGATCGGCTGCAGGATCGTCACCCCCTGCTCCGCCTTCCCGGCCCAATGCCCGCCAGTCCAGAGCCCGCCAAACGGGCGAGGGCTGTCCATGCGCCGCAACACCGCCACGTCGCCCACCTGCGGCGCCTCAACACGCGGCAGGCCGCCGATGGTGACAAGCTGGCGCTCGACGGCGCCGACCGGGTCGCGCAGGAATCCCGTGACCTGCTCGCACTGCAGCGGGGTGTCATAAAGGCCGCGCACCGCCGCCGCCGGGTCGCGCCCCGTCACGCGCCAGATCCAGTCGGCGAGGATCAGGCAGCAGTCGCTCTGCCCCCATGCGAAGGGCAAGACGGACAATCGGTTGATCTCCGCCGCCATCAGGCTGATGGGCATTGGCTTCAATTCCACAGCTTTTCCTCGGTGAAGTCGGTGGTTGGCATGAATTCGAGGGACACGTTGGCCTCGCCGATCAGCGCCGCATGGCCTGCGGTGTTCAGCGCGATCCGCCGCGCAGTGCGCCGCCCCTCGCTCCAAGCCTCAAAGCCCACCGCGATCTCGCGCTGCAGCGGCCCGGTCAGGCTGATGGTGATGGTGCGCATGGTGCGGCGGCCATATTGCACAGGCGCCAGCGTCGGCGCATAGAACTCCGCCGCCGACCGCAGCGGCTGCACATAGAAATCGATGGGCCGACCATCCAGATAATCGGCGCCGTATTGCCGGATGGAGTCGATGACGCTGGGGCCGCCCGGATCTTCATAGAAAGCCATGCCGATCCGGCCAGCCGGAGCGATGCCGTTGATGGCGCTCTGGAACCCGGACATGGTGAGAAGCTGCGAGCCATACCAATGCGCGCCGGTCACATCCGTGAACTTGCCGTCCGCGCCCAGCATGAAGCGCTGGATGCCGTCCGGCGTGTCCAGCGCGCAGAGGTGCATCATCCGCACGACAGCGCCGCGCGGATCGAAACCCTCGGGAAAGAACGTCATCGCGTCAGAACCTCGCGGAAGCTGATGGAAGGGGTGCTCACGAGATCCAGCCCGTAGGCGGCCCGCCCCGCGAGATCGTCCAGCACCTCGAAACGGCCCATAGCGACAAGTCGGATCGGATCGCCCTCTGCAATCGCGGCGCGCAGCGGCATCTGGATGCCGAGGCGGTAAACGTTTCCATCCTCCGGCACCACATAGGTGACCCCCATCGGCCAGTCATCGGCACTGATAATCTGGCCCGCCACCGGCACCAGCGCTGGATTGGCGGTGGTCACCCGGATTTCATCCGTCCCTGCCGCAGCCGCCGCGGCAGGGACGAAGGGGCCCGCGTCGAATCCGCTTCCAGTGCTGAAATAGTTTCCAGTCGAGAAGGGATTGCCCTGCGCGGCCTGAGCGGCTGACAGAACGGCTGCCCGGTTGAACACGGCCCGGTCGATCATCGGCAGGCGGTAGATGCCCGCTCGCCCCTGCCCCGCCCACATTGCCGCACGCCAGTGGCCGATCATCTTGCCGGGCAGCCTCATCTGCAAGCTACCAACCCAGCGCGGGAAAGCATTATACACGGTTTGGGTAAAACCGCTGGTGGCGTCCGAGGTGGGGCTGCCCCGCCAGTCGATAGTCCAATCGACATCGGTAACCATCATCAGATGATAGCCGATCGTCACAAGGGGACGGCTCATCCTGCTGTGCCCCGTTCGTTAAAGCTATGGGCGATATTTCCGAACTGCTGGGCGCTGGCCTGCATGCCCGCCTGCACCATAGGCCCCGCCACTTGCTGCGAAATGCCGCCCACACGTGCGTCGAAATACGGGCTCGGCACGATCTGGACTTGCACCGATCCGGAGCCGCCGGGCCCCCGATCCGGGCCGCCCAGCTTGTTGTTCGGGATGACGCTGGATCCGCGCGGCAGGTTGACCAGCTCGCGCCCGCGCTCGCCCACCCATGCCAGACCGCCCGGATGGTTCGGCGTGCCGTTGGCATAGGCAGGAAATGCGCCGGCGAAGATGCCGCCCAAGGATTTTGAGATGCCGCCGAAGATCGCGTTGCCGAGACCCTGCAGCATCATGTCTGCCAGACCCTGCAAGATGGAGCCGACCGCCTGCCCGAAGGTCTGCGCGCCGGAGACGATCCCCTTGAAGGCGTCGGTGAAGCTGGAGCGGATGGTGTCCGCAGCGGACTGCGCCCGCTTTTCCAGTTCGGTCATTTCATCCTTGGCTTTCTTAACCGCAGATTTCCTGCCCGCCCCTCCGCCCTCTTCGTCACCTGCAGCACCACTTCCGGCGAGTGTCTCATTCAAATCACCCGCTGCGTCGGTAGCAACTTGTGTTTCCGTCGCGACCCCCTTCATGGCCGTGCGAAGGGCTTCAAGATGGACAAGAGGCGCGGAGAATCGTGACGCCGCGGCTGCCGCAGATTTTTCAGCCGCAGCAGCGGCTTCGTTTGCCGCGACATAGGCAAGTTGTAGCTTCTGCGTGATCAACCCATCGGCGCCGCGCAATGTCGTGCCGAATATCGCGTTCAGCCCTTCAGCAACCGTCCACGTAAATTCGACAAACTTGGCAGTCATGCTCCCAAGCTTCTCGATGAACCAAGCGTTCATCTTGTTGGACATCGCTCTTACGGACTGGGCGACAAAATCAGCACCATCCCCGATCCGCTGCCACACCTCGATCGCAGCGTTCTTCAGAAGGCCCATAGCTTCTCCAAAGCCACCGGCGCCGCGCACAAGTTCACCGAACCGATAAACGAGTTCACCTGCAGCCACGATCAGTGCCCCGATACCGGTGCGGATCAGCGCCCCGCGCAGAACCAACAGGGCGCCGGACAGTGTCATGGTGGCGAGCCGCGCCGCCACGAACCCCGCAGCCAGCCGCGTGCCCAGCATAGCCGCAGCAGTCGCGCCATAGGTCGCGAGGCGCCCGAGGTTATCGATCAGCAGGGTGAAGGCCGTGTTGATCGGCTGGCCCCTTTCGGCCAGCGCGGTGAAGGCATTGGCCATCGCCTCGATGCTGGGCTGCATCGCGGTGGCCAGCTGATAGGCCATGCCCTTGAACACCAGCCCGACCTCTGCCAGCGCCACCTGCGTGCGCTGCATCGCCACCAGCGTCGGCCCCGACAGCACCGCGCCGAACTCTTCGGCCCGGCTGCCGAGGCGGGCCATCTCTGCCCCGCCATTGCGCAGGAGCGGCAGCATCATGGTCAGGTCCGAAGCCATGGCCTCCAGATAGAAGGTCATCTCCCCCTGACTGACCCCGGCCTTTTCGAGGCTGTCGACATAGAGCTGCAGCGCCTGCGGCCCGGACAGATGGCGGAACTGTTCGGCAGTCACGCCCACCTTGGGCGCGATGTTGTCGAAAAAATTCGCCATCGGCCCGCCGCCGGTGGACAGGAAGTCGCCCACCCGGTCATTCACATCCTTCAGGATGTCGGCCAGCTTGTCCTGTTCGATCCCCACGGTGGAGGTGGCGGCGGACCATTTCTGGAACTCCTCCGGCACCGCGTTGGCCGCCTGCGACAGGTTCTGGATTTCATTGGCCCCGGCGATCACCTCGCGCGACACGGCCAGCATGGCGGTGCCCGCAGCGGCAGCGGTCGCGGCAAAGGCCGCAGAGATCGCGCGGAACTGCTGGCGCGTCTGCGCCAGCGTGGATTCCAGCTGTGAGGCATCGGCGCCAAGAATGACGCGCAGCCGTCCGATGATCGACATGTCAGGCCCCTTTGGCCGCGCGCCAGTC